GTCCTTGGAGGTCCCGTCTGTTGAACTCAACGGAGAGAATCAGACATGCATGTTTATGCTTAAGGCTCCTCACGGGTCTAACACAAAGGGTGAGTGGGTTCTTTTAGCCAAAGATGCAGACACTACGTTTAGTGGTGGAACCGTAAGCGCAAACACTACGTTTAGCGGTGACGTTGAGATCGAAGGCAATGTAGGTTTTTACGACACAGCTCCGCAGCCTCAAGAAGGGTTGTTAGTTCGGATATGTCGAGTACACCGTCAGAGTCTCCTAAGTCGAAGGCATCACTCAACAAAGAACCCTTGCCCTCCAGCTTGTTGAACGCTACTTGTACGGCATCGAGTGCCGCAGTCATCTCTCTTTCGAGAAGGTCGTTGGTTTTTCTTAGATCAGCACCAAGCCCATCGAGTAACAGCCTCTGGTCTTCAAGCCCCAGGTCTATCTTGATATCGATAGCCTTGACCGCGTCGCCTAAGGCTAGAAGTTCGGCTTCTAGAGCCTTAATAGTAATGGCTAGACCTATGGTTCCGCTCTGGCCCTCTTTGAGGAAGAGTTCGTATCGCGCCCTGAGCCGCTGAATCTTCTCCCGTAGCTGAACACTCTTCTCGATGAGGTCGTCGTTAAGTAGGGCATCGAGTATTGTATCTCGCTCCGCACCAGCCGCGAGATTGTCTGCGATCTTCTTAGTCCGCTCCAAAGTCTTCACGAGCTTGTCTGCCGCCTCCTTATCAGAGATGAAAATTGCTGCTAGATCAAATCGCTCAAGGGCGATCTGCCCCGCAATGAAATCACCTAGTGCAGAGCTAGCACTCTTTAGAGCAGCGATTCGATTCTCTATTTCCCCGTCCTCAAACCCTAAGCCCACTTCAAAGTCATTAGTCTGTAAAACAGACTTTAGATCGAGCGCCGCATTAGACAACTGCGATATGGTGTCAGCAGCAGCCTTAATATTATTTTCAGAGAGACTAAATTCAGCGGCGACCTCCTTTAGCTTTTCTTTAAGCTTATTAAAAGCCTCAATAGCGTCAGCAGCATCATCCTCGCTATTGAAAAGATTCGCGTAGATATCAGAAAGCTTCTGAGCCTCCTCAGCCAGAGCTAAGTTCTCCTCATTCCTCTTATTGAGTTCTCTCTGAAACTTTTCTTGGAGGAGCTTGTTAGCGGCGATCTGAGCCTCTATCTCAGCAATTCTCTTTAGGGTGTTCTCGGTAGTTACGAGACTGTTGTAAAACTTATCTGAAGCCGCCACCGCCGCTTCATTGAAGCCGCCGAAGACCTTAGTCAACGTCAACAAGCTATCAATCGCGAACTGCAAGAATACTCCTACGTTCGTAAATAGGTTGCTAAAGAAGTTGCCAGAGGATTCTTGAACCCTAAGCATAGCCGCCTCTAGTTCAAGAGCGACACTCGCAAGCTTTGTTTTCTCAGCTTGAATCTGAGCAGGACTGAAAATTGAAAGATCTAGATCGTCAATGGCATCCTGTATATCCGCACCGATATTCCGATCATCTAGATCAAAGAACGCCTCCGCAATCTGTAGCTTTGAAAGCTCTCCCTGAAGCGCCTCTAGCCGCTTCTTCTCTAGCTCTATGTTAAATACAGGTACGCCGTTAATCTCGGCAGTCATGAGCCGCTCAGCCTCCTTTATAGACTTCTTTACCTCCTCTTGACTAATGAAGTTTTCAGCCTTTAACAGGCTAAGGTTCTGAGACTTTTGATTGAACTCCTGGATAGCCTTGTCGAATCCAGACGTATCAAACGAAGAAAAATCTTCAAGCTTACCACTAAGCTGACCAATAGCTTCGTTAAGCTTTTCGGAAGCGATTAGCTTTTCAGCCGCGTCAAGCCTGTCGTCTCCAGCAACCTTGTCCAGCTCCTCGTTCAAGACCTCCAACCTCTTAGTAAAGTCTTCTACGCTTTTTGAGGCTGCCTGATTTAGGGTTTCGGACAAGTCGGCGTTTGCGTCCTTCGCATCCTGTATAACGCCAACCGTAAGCCCTAGCTCTGCCCTAGCCGCGAGAAGTATGGTTACCAAAGCCGTTAGTGCCGCAACCACAGGGCCTATGCCGCTGGCATTAAACACAAACAGCAACACCGATCCAAGCGCGGTAAGTGCAACTGTAAGAAGCGGAACGATAGCCAAGAAAGTACCTAACGAAACGACGAGCCGCAAGGTGCCCTTATCAGTTTCTTCTAGGAACTTAGCAAAGTCAGACAGGGACTGAGCTACCGTTTCAAGGATGGGCCCAAAGGCGTTGCCTAGAGTAATACCGATCCCCTCTGTTGCCGCCGTAATACGCTTGAGAGAAAAGAACAGTCTCTCACTGAGGCCACTAGCCAAAGCCGCCGCAGCGCCATTGGAGTCTATGAGCTGTTGCTTGAGTACCTGGAACTCATCACCTAGCTCACTGATGACCGCTGCCGCAACACCAGCACGGTTGCGGAATATCTCAATGAGTTGATTGAAGTCTAGCTGCCCAGAAGTGAGGAGATCGAGCTCTTCACCCGTCACACCCATCTGCTTACCCAAGCGGATGAATACACCCTTGAGTCGAGTACCGGCAATACCACCCTTCTGACCCGCGTTGGCGAGCTGCCCCAGCAGGGCTACGGTGGTCACGAAATCGTTACCGGTGATGTTGGCTACGGAACCTACGTTCTTCATAGCCTGACCGAAGTTGTCGGTGCTAAGTGCCGTCTTCTGGAACGCCACAGCCATAACGTCGGCTACACGGGCCGCATCTAGATTCTCCCTAGAGAACTGACGCACAGCCTCTGCGATAGTAGTACCCGTCTTCACGAGCTCACCACCAAATACAGCCGATATCTTTGAAGACGCCTCTACTGAGCGAGCTACCTCTTCGGAGCTAAAGCCAAGCTTAGCCAACTCAAGCTGGAGGTTGGCTATCTCTGTGGCTGTAAAGACCGTCTCACGTCCCAAGCGCCTAGCCTGATCCGTTAGGTCCGATAGACCATCGCCACCCGTGACGGCTTCGAGCTGAGCTTGAAGTTGATCGAAGTCAGCGGCTACCTTGATAGCGGCTGCGCCGACGAGAGCGAAGGCTAATGAAAATGTACGAGAGAAACCCTGACCAAACGCAACAGCGTTGGCACGCATAGCCTTCAACTTCTTATCCACCAAGGACGCACTTGCCATGAAAGCAGTTACATCCAGAGTCATTACGGCAGACAGTCTGCTCAGCGTTGCTATACTCGCCATATCAGAATTTTTTCATTTTCTCCAGTAGGGCCTCTGCCTCTTCTTGAGACGAAACCTGTCCTTGATTACTATCCATCTTACTAAAGGGGTTGAAGTCGTCTGGAGAATACTTCTTTCCTTTGGCAGCATTCGCGTTGGCGAACAGAGCCATCATGGAAGAAGTCCTATCCCAGTCCCTTCTAAGCCTCCCTAAGTATCCGTGTCTGTACCAGATAAACTCCCTCATCGTCATGTTCCAGAATTGATCTGGAAGCAAACCGAAGTCGAGACCCGCCTCATACAGAGCTTCCCACGTTACCTCCTCCTCCTTTTCAGAGGAAGAGGATTTTAGTTTCCCGACTTCGCCTGGTCATCAGCGCCCAGAGCAGAGGACACGGCAGCCATCATCTCCTCTAGGGTGTCTGAATCATCCAGAGCCTGAGCGCACCAGACGTCAAATTCAGGGAGCTTGGCGTCCTTGCCTTTACGCAGGGCATCGTTCTTTACTCCGTAGTAGCAAAAAGCAGGTACTGCGGTGAGCGGATCTTCGCCCATCCAGTCCTGAAGTTTGTCAAGAGGAACTTTGAAATGCTGGCACATAAGACGCAGTGAGTTGAGCGTCAATACCGCATTGTACTTCTTCTTAGCGATCGTAAAGGTAAATTCTCCTCGTAGTTGGTTCATGTGTGGTTGTATTAAAGGTTAAAAGGACGGAGGCAACTACACCCCCGTCCCTTGAAAATTACACTACTTCGTAGATGTCGTCGACACCAGTAAGTGAGATAGAGTATGTGGCAATCTCGTCTACAGATCCCGTCAAGGTCACCGTGTCAACAAGGGCTTGTCCCGCGAACTCCACCTCGGAGCTAGCCTCACCGACAGACCACTTGACAACGACGTAGTCCTTGTCGATAGCCATCTTCATGATGTCGGTACCTGTGTCCGAGGTGTCCTGAATAAGACCATCAGCCGTGACGCTGAAAGTTTGAGTAGTCTCCTGGAGCATGCCGCCCGCCCCATCGCGAGCTACATTCTCTACAGCGTTGCTCACTTCGATGACGCTGTTGGTGGCAGCACCGGCCAGGACAAGAGTTTCAAGAGTACTCGCACTAGCAGCAACACCACGGAACTTATTGCTGTTGTTGATTTGAATCTTACCAGCAGTCATACCGGAATCAGTGTCCGTTGTTTGGATTTCTCGCTTGGAGGACGATCCTTCAAGGTAGTAGATGGCTACGCAGTTTGCATTGATTACAGCCATGATTTTTTAGATTTTTATGGAGCAATTAGCTCGCGTTAACGAATTTGTACAATTTACCATAGCCCCGAATCGTAGCCGAGTAGGTCTGGGTGGAGTCGAATGACCCCGAGATGTTCGCGCTCTCGATAATGCCCTGTCCAATGTAGACAGTATCATTTTCATCAGTGCCCGTGCCATCAGTTGTATCGAGCATGTACTTCACGATGACGTACTCGCCGGTGTTGCACATGTCAAAAATTTGGTTTCCTCTATTCACGCTAGTAGAAGATAGCGACTCATTGCTAACCAATCCGTCTACACTGATAGTCCAGGAGTTTGCTCCGATACTAGTGAAGGTAGAAGACTTGCACTGCTCGCCCTTGGCTACAACCTCATCGACAGACGTACTGAAGTCGAGGCTGGAGTTCGTGGCGGCATAAGCAAGCTCTAGCTTATCGGACTTGGTAGCGTGAGAACTACCGCTCACATCATGCAAGTACAAGTTGGGTCTACCCGTAGATCCGTCTTCGAGCCACTGGTCGCTGGCATTGACAGCGGCCCATAGGTGGTCGTTAGGAAGGTCCAGAGTATTGATAGCAGTTTGAGCTTGGCCAGTGTTAGCCGCTACCGCGATAGTGATCGGCGAGGTTTGGATGACGTCAGTCTGCCGAAGGATATAGACGCCCAGTTTATTTGCTGTAAGAAGTGCCATGTGTGTTCGTTATTATGTAGTTCCTGATGCGTCCCAGCGATACAACCCACCGTATCCGCGAATCGTAGCAGAGTATGTTTGAGTAGAGTCAAAAGAACCAGTGAGGTTTACGCTCTCCAAGATACCTTGACCCCAGTACTGTACCTGACTCTCAAGATTTGTTGTGCCATTGAGATTGGATACATCGTGAACGAAGCGCACGACAACGTACTTCTTATCGCGAGCGATATCAAGTAGTGAGCTGGCTCCATACTGACCTGCGGCCACAGAGTCCTGGACCAGTCCGTCGCAAGAGAGGGACCACGAGGAGGCGCCTACGGTAGTAAAGGTTTCCGACTCACACTGAACCCCCTTAGCTACAACCTCGTCGATAGAGCGACTGACATCGAGAGAGTTGTTGGTGGCGGCAGCGACGAGAGAGAAGTCTGCATCGGGGGCGAAAGTGAAACCCGTAGAGGAGGATCCGGATCCCTGGATAGTTCCTACGAGGGGGCGGTTGGCTGTTCCATTAGGAGAAGAGCCTTCCCAGACATCGTAGCCATTGGACTTGATGACGAACATAAATTGATCGTCCGCTACACTAGGTACATTGTCCCACGCATGCTCTACCGCAGCGGCGGCAGTAGTCTGCGTAGCGGTGGTGATGTGAACAGTGTAAGGGGTGGCCTGCTGTGTTTCGTACACGTACAGACCCATGAAGTTTGCATTAAGTAATCCCATTAGATTCTGTTTAGATTTTTGAGTATCCCCGCGAGGTTTTTACGGAGCTGTATTCTGTACGCGCCAATCGTTTGCTTGATAGCGGGTTGTACGTGCGGCTTGCCCGGGTGGTTTACTGTGCCAAGCTCAGCCCAGTGATCACGCCATCCGGCCTTGCCAAAGGTGTCTCCCTCAAAGACACCTAGTCCACTTACGGCA